ACCAACAGCGGATGCAATTACCTCTGTTCAACCATGAGCAGCGGATGTTCCACTTCGATCCTAAAGCGACCACACCGGCAGACTCTCAATCTTCGCGACGATGTCTCTCAGAATCTCTTCACTCTGCAGGTACGATTCAGCGGTCATCTTTGCCACACCTTCCTCGCTGACTGCATGGTGAAGCATGTAGCTCGAAGCCGCGCGGCTCACATACTTCGCCCACAGTGCTGACGATCCCTTCCGGAAGCTGGCCACATTACGCTGGCCAAGACTCAGCCGAATGATCGGCTTGTTTTCCTTCCGTCGCGCGTCATCAGACAGCCCAGCGCGGTCGAGCAGTCTCGCGAACTCTTCCGAGTATGTCCGCGAATTGTTCGCCAGTGGAAACACTCTGTCTGGATCCAGCCCGCGGAACTGCTCGAGCAGATCACGCATTTTCGCCGACAACGGAACTAACACGTCTGACGGCCGCTCAGCCGCTTCATCTTTTTTCGCTGTCTTGTGTACCAGGTACCATGCCCAACCGGCGGCATTGTGCAGATCATCCAGAGCAGGGCATTGACTCGAGGTGATCACCCCAGACCACAACAGCCCTTTCTTCTCCGCCGATCGTGCCGCAAACCAATCCTGTGACCGAAACCCGTAAACGTAGTGAGCCAGCAGGCTTGTTTGCCAGAACACGGACGGCTTCACGCTCCCCAGTCGCGGCCATTTGCAGCCGTCCACAACGGACAGCATCGCCTGAAGTTCAGCCACCGTGACAGGAACCGCTTTGACTCGTCTCTGCTCCTCAGTCCGCGGCCTCAGCAGATTGATCGTTGATTTACTAACCGTCTCCGGCTTCTGCTTCAGCATTCCAGCCCGCACACAAGCCCCGGCCAACTTGCCGACCGAGGACAAGGCTTTGCTGGCCATCGCCGATGAATTCCCTTTCGGCTGCGCCCGCAAAACCTCAGCGTAGGTTCTTAGAATCTTTGGCTGCTCAAGCAAGCTCAAAGATCTGCCGGCCACAACTCGATGCTGCGTACGTCCCCAGACCTCGAACTTGTCGAGTGCGGCCCGGTTGTCTCTGATCGTCTTCATCGACACTCGCTTTTCCTTGTCACTGGCTGATAGCAGCTCGTCGTACAGATCCACCAAACTTCTCGCCTCGACTACTTCCGGTTTCACAACTTCAGCGGCCTGAACTTGTGGCTCCTGAAACACTTTCAGCGGAACCGGATTGGTCGAGCCGGTATCAAAACAAAACTGAAAATCACTTAACTGAACTGCGGACATTGCATGACTCACACAAAGATTCCTTTGGAATCATCCGTGAGGTGTTCGGCGCTCCGTCCGATCTTTCAAAATACTTTCTACTGTGCGGAATCGTCCCGCATACTCAATGCCTTCGTTTGCTGCTGTTTAAGTAGCTGTGCCGCCGACTCATTCCCATTAAACGCCGCATCTCGCAACTGTGACACTGTCAGCTTCTTTGGATCACCAAACGGGCTGTAGACCGTCGTCGGTCGTTTTGCCTTCACTCGCCTTGCCTCTTCTGCAATCGTCCCAAGGTTTACGAACTCGACCGAGGAATGAATAACCTGTTCAATTGCCATGAGGATGTCATCCAGTTCGTAATCAGCCGCCAACTTTTGAGCCCAGTACACATGGGTGTCGTCGTCAAGTTTCAGTGTCGGTTTCGCCATCGCCAGTTCAGACAGCTTCAGAGCCACGACCGGAAAGGATTCGTTGCAATTTTGCCTTCTCTCGATCTGCCGTGCTGTTGCCTGCTGTACTGCCAGATTTCCCACCGCCTGTTCCTTTCTGCTCATGCTCTGGACGCTCCCGAAGAGTGGCCCATCTGTTTTTAGCTGACCAGTTCACCGCCTCAACAAACACCTTTGGCCCCATCCGATTGGCGTCATTCCAAAACGCCTGCAACTGCGGGCTGTTTGGCTCTGGCACCTTGTCTGGATGCTCAAGCCTGAGATGTGACCACCACAACGCCGCGGCCTCCTGCACTTCCGGCGTTTGCATCTTTTCAGGAACAAACACGTCTGGGTTTTTCGCGTCTGAAGGAAGAGAGATACTCTTCTCTTCTCTTCTCTTCTCTGGTAACGATTTTGTAACGGTCTCAGCGTTACGTGATTTCTTGACTCTCTTCGACGTGAGTGCCCTGTTTTTTGCGGTTTGTCCGTTGTGTCGGTCAAAGTTGGGGATTGACAGACGGCCTTCGCGGCCTGTCAACCAGCCTACTTGACGGAGCGCCTCGGAGAATCCGGGACAGTACGTGAGTCGATCAAGAAACGTTTCTGTAACGCTCAGAGCGTTACCGTCTACGCTCTGCAAATCAGCCCATATCCAAACACGAATGCACTTTCCAACAACGGAGTCATGGTCCAGTTTCAGGATGGTGGCCATCCTGTCGATTTCCGGTTTATCCGGTGTCGAGATATCGATCTTGATCCAGTCGCCAGCCACAAAGATGCTCCATCAATCTTCAAAAAAACTCTTCTGAACTTTCACCGGCTCTTTTTCCGGTTCCGGCTTTGGATCGATCCAGTCCTGAACCTGCTCCCACGTCAGTGCCGGATCCGTGATGCCGTGAATGATCGCCCTGCCGTCGCGAGTCGACAGCCAGAGTGAAACCATCCTTTTCCCCTTGTGGCCGTCAATCCAAATCACATTCCCAATTTCGTCCAGCTCGACGGAGCGGTTGTCCGCTTCAAACCCGTGAGCCTTCAGCCAAGCCAACCGTGACGCATGGCCGCTCATCGCCCAGACTCCTGAGACACATCAAGCAGCAGGCACGAAACACGATCGTGCCAACGCCATTTGACCGTCCATTGACTTACCGGAACGTCAAACACCGTGCCCCGCGTTTCCGCCAAGGTGAACTCGTGATTCAGCGCGGCTGTGTCCTTTTCTGCGACAATCAACCGTTCCTCAGTCGTCGGGACAAACCCGCAAAGCCGCCAAATGTGTTCGTCATGATGCCGCTCAGCTTCCGTGATCGCATGGCCTGCGAACTGCTTAGCAGGCCGCAACATATCTCCAATCCAGCACTCGTGAGCGTCGTGAAGTAAGGCCCATAGTTTCACGCGGTTTGAGTACCCTCCACACAACTCATGAACCAACAAACAATGCTGAGCAACAGTCCATTCAACAGCCCCGGCATATCGATTTAACCGCGAAAGATTCGTGGCGATTCGCTCTGTCGGAAACTGAGTCATTTCCTCGAGCGGCGGGAGCAACCATGACGGCCTGGCAAGATATGAAACAGGAAATTTATCAATCACAGATCAATCCAATCTTTGTGATAACGATAACAACGTGCGGATCCTCACCAGCCGCCGCGTAGTATTTCTCAACCAGCCCTGAATACGCTTGACAATCGTCGACCCAAACCAAGCCAGTCAGGGAATCCAGAACAGCTTTGTCAAGGTTGTCCCTGTCTGGCTTGATCGTGTGAGGCAAACGGCACTTCGGAGAACTCTTTTTGAGCAGTCTTTGCGGCCTCGGAAATACGAAACAGCAGTCAACCCGGACAGCAGAATCGATCAGGCTTGTCCCATCATTTCCACCGCTGACAGCCGCGGCCCGCACCGCATTCTTGAAGGCCACGATCGGATGAGCTTTTCTGCCTGCTTTTGTCTTCACCGTTGTTGGCGAGTACATCGCAGCGTGAGCCCCGCGGCTTGTGGCCCTTGCTCGTGGCTGTGCGATCGGAACCGCGTTGACGATCAATCGAATCACAGCAGCTCTCACTTCGTTTTGCGTGTCGACTTTGTGCCGGCCGCTTTATCATCGACGACCTTTTCCGCCTTCACCGCTCGCACTCGCAGACATCGCACGGTGTCACCGTTGAACGAGGTTTCCGAGACGTACAGATTGAATGACTCTCCGATCCAGTCTGCCGTGTCGTTCCCAAACAGATCAATCAACGCCTTTACGTTGGTTCTATTGATCACCAGTGGCCTGTCGAACTCTTCGACGAACAGCCTCGACCTGACCTGCTTTTCCTTGCCGACTTCCGACTTGTCGAAGCCCTTGATTGTCACATTGACCGAGTCACCCAGATCCGTCCCGATGTCCAACGCCTGCAGGTTCGGACTAGGGCAAAGTTCATTCGCTTTCAAAACACACCTCCAGATCAAATAAGAACGGTTTCACCATCAACGATCAGTTCAAGCTGCTCATTCTTCGCGTACCACTCCGGAACGCTCCAGACTGACGGGTTTTCGTAGCCCGGCCATACGTCGCGAGACTGGCACTCCACCAACAAGTCCAGCAAATCATCAATTTCGCTCGCCCCGATCCGAAGTGCTTCCGTGTCCATCGGGGCACATCGGCAGCCAAATGGAGCGGACTTCTCAACGCAAATGATCCACGGTTCCGCTTCAATGCCGTTGGCCATCAATCCTCGAGTGTAAAACGCCATCTGTCTGTGATAGCCGAACTTCACAATCGACCGCTCAAACTGGCCGGCATCCATCGTGGTTTTCAGATCCGCCATGACTCCGGGCTTGAGCCAGTCCGCTCGAGCTTTGCACCGCAGGCCGGTTTCCGGATCGTCCCAGACCATAGAGACTTCGGCCCGTCCTTCTCGCAGAAGATGCTTTGCCTTGTCGTTGTCGGCCAAAGCGGTCGCCATGCCGACCATCGTGTTGTACTGCTCTTCCGTGACAATCTCTTTGTCGAAGTTCAACTGGCGGAAGTTCTCCTCCATCTGCTTTACAAACTTCGTCGCTGACGAAAACGAACGATCGCCGCTGGCCGTCGTGTTGCCCGGATGCTTGGCATAGTCCGGCATGAACACATAACGCTTTGCGATGGCCAACGGCTCGAGCACACCGCTGTGGACCAATGAGCCGAGCTGCATTGCCGGCGTTGCTTCGCTAAACCCGTGCTGATAGTGCCGCGGGGACCGCTTCAGCAGACTCAACTTCGAGTTGCTGACCGCCGACCAAGCAAAGTAGTCCTCTGCGGCAACGTTCTCATACACACCCGGCTCCGGGCACTTCAAACCTGACACACTACTCATCTGGCTGTCTTTCTAAACTTGCTGGCCTTACCTTAATTCCTGTTTTTCACATTTGCCCCCGGAGCACTCCACGGCCACCGGGCAACATCTTCAGCGAATAAACTTTTGTTGACCTTACTAACCTCCCTTCCGGATCCACCGGCCCCGCTGCAATCTTTTCAGCAAGAATCTCAGCCTGTATTCGCTTTTGCTCTGCGATCTCTTCTGGGCTTGGATACTCCTGTGGAAAGTATCGGCCTGTTGTATTTAGCTTCGCATCGCAACGTTTTGTGCTGCCACTCATTCGAAATGCTCCATACAAAACACATCCTGCGGACGGCCATTGACGACCGTAAACGCCACCGCTGGCGAGCCGCCCGCAGGTGTGACTCAATCACAATCACTGTCATTGGACTCAATGACTTGCTTGATAGCGTCATATATCTCGTGACGATGGACCGACGTGTCCCGCGGAGCCGTAACTCCAAGCCTGACTTTGTCGCCCCTGATCTCGATGACCATCACGCGGATGTCATCCCCGATGCAGATTTCCTGATTAGCCTTGCGGCTCAGAACTAACACTAAACACCTCCTTGCCTTGTTGTTAAAAACGGGCCGCAAATCGTTTGCGTCGGAGATCACCCGATCGGCTTTGATCCATGCCGAGCCCGCTTGTATGTATTCGGCCCCCGCCGTTGCAAGGGGCCACGATGGAAACACTCCACCGCTTGCGATCACTGTTGATTTGTTAAACCGGATCGCACGGTTCTTCTGGTCACTGCTTGCCGCACAGCACGCCAGATCGTCTCACTCGAACGCACTTAAAGTCTGGGAGTGAGCTGCGGACTGTTTCAGCGTTCTCGCTCGTCATCCTGCAGGCCCAACATGGTTAGGATTGACCTTCCATGTTCTATCCAGATTGCTGCGGCACAGAGCACGGCAACAACGCACATATAGACGATACACTTATCCATTGATCCGCTCCCTCTTTGCTTTGCACTGCTCTGAATAAGCCGCCCTGGCTTTTGCTGCCTTTTGATGCCCCATCGCAACCCGCAGGCATCCACATGATTTCGTCGCACCGTTTCTGATTCGTTTGCTAAGGACTTTCTTTGTCTGTCCGCATTTGCACTGACAGAGCCACGTTTCAGGTCGCCGATCGTTGTTGTCCAGTTCTCCAGAAACTTCCCAAAGAACTGTCAGCAATGAATTCTTTGGCGGTATTGGTTTTGTCTTTTTCGTTGGCATCACCTAGCCCTGAACAATTGCCCGCCGTCTCGTTCTTCATCCAGTTTCACGCATAGGTCTGGATTGCGTTTGATCTCGTCCGCACGTTTCCGGTAGTTGCTCAACTTGTCCGCGTAGGCCTCTGGATCGCTTGCCAAGTGACTGCAGTATTCTTCGCAGCACGCCTTTGCCAGTTCCTTCGCCGTCATCGGATGACCACGCCGCTTCAGCACTGCGAGAACCAAAGCGTGCTGAGCAGTGACAACCTTTTCAATCTTTGCCGCGGCCTTATGGCTTGTCACCGGATCACTGGCCCGAGCGATCGGAGCGGCCTTCGTTTCAGGCTCATCGAACAGTGTTGTCTGTCGCATCTCAGTAAAATCCGTGCTGATCGTTTTCCATCATGGAGTCATCACCGAAAATCGATGCCTGCCGCGGATCCCCCAGCGACAGACCTTTCGGAACGCAGACAATGTCGCCACGTTCAATGTGCTTTACTGCCGTCCTGATCTTCTCAATTGGCAACTGAGCAATGTCGATCGGCATCGAGACGCCTGTTTTCTTTCGCCACCGTGCCATCAGGGCAGGGAGTTCTTTGGCTCTGTCGGATGCTGTTTGGTTCATGGTGCTGTCACCTCCGATGCACAAGCGTCATACCAGCCGTCTTTGCACTTCTCTTCAAATTCCTTTTTGGTCTTTGCAGTCGCGACGAATTCAGATTCGCGATAAACCAGATACCTGTTTTTGCCGGGATTCGGCATTTGCGACGGCCACGGGCTGGCCTGATAGATCACGCCGTTGATTAGTAGGATGATGTCGCGGCTCATCAAAACTCCTCCTCAGTAACCATGTCGCTGTTCAAGTATTCTTCGATAAGCATTTCACGCCGCTGGTTGTTGTGAGCCCTGCACTCAATCTGACAGTTCTCAACCGTCATTCCGCCGCCCTTAGAACGTGGCACCAGATGCCCACATTCGGCTTCAGAGCAGCACGGACCTTTCCCGCGATTACTAAAGAAACATCGAACACCATGAGCAATCGCAACATCGACTTTAATCTTCGTGTTGTTGTTCTTGCGAACACTCAACCGCATTCGATCGATGTCGTCCGGATCGAATGGGAAAACCGTTTCCTCAAAGTGCATGACCCACTCGGCATAAATCAGGCACGCTGCCTCTTTGCGTTCTCGATCAGTTACCAGATCCCGACCGCCGAGTTGGGCTTTGTGAATTGCGATGGCCAGCTTCAGCTCGTTGAATGTCATGAAATCACCAGCCGTTTTTGAGCGAGATCAATAAACGATTCGCTCTTGTCGATTCCGATGTACTTACGACCGTTCCGGATGGCAGCAACACCTGTTGTTCCGCTGCCGTTAAACGGATCCACAACCAAATCGCCCAACTCACTGGCACAAAGCACGATCGGTTCAACCAGTGCCAAGGGAAGCTGTGTCGGGAACGTCGGAATCCGTTCTTCGCAGGAGCCTGTCAGCCGCGGAATCTGCCAAACGTCGTCCCAAATCTTTCCGCCAGCAGCAGCACGTTTGTCGTTGTACTTCGTCTGACGATCAGACGGCCGCGACACCGGCTCCGCGTTCCAGACCATTGCCCGTTTGTGCATGGTCGCGTAAAAGATGTGGCGGCTGGTTCGGTTGAACTTCCCGGAGCAGTTGACGCCAAACGTCTCGTACCACTTGATCCAGTTCCGTATGTTGAATCCCAGATCCTTTAGGATCAAACAGGACTCTGCGGCAACCTCGTCGCACGTCATCAACCACAGACTACCGTCGTCCGTCAGGCATTCACGGCACAGTGCCAGCCAGTCTTTGCACCAGCCGACAAACTTATCATGAGGCATTGAGTCGGCTTCAGCACCGTCGCCGTAGTCGATGCCGATGTTGTAGGGTGGATCCGTGAAGATCAGGCGTGCAGGCCCGTGATTGTCGCGGACTGATTCCAGCCCGGTCATCACATCGTCATTGATCAGGGTCCACGATGGCTGATCGTTGCTAAGCTCCTGAACTGCTGCCGCCTTTTGCTGGAGCTCGACCGCCTTTTCGGTTCGCTTGATTTCTGCCGTTGCCTGGGGGATAGTCAGCTTGCCCTGTTCGATTTTCTCGGCGAGGTCAGGGCGAGTCGCGACGATCTTTTGGGCTGGCTTGATGTATGTTCGATTCGTTCCCGCCGCTGTTGCACGCTTCTCATCTGTCAGTGCTGACGTGTCCTTTTTACTGGTACAATTATTTGTACCGGTTTTCGGCCTTCCACCTTTTGGCTGTTCAGCAACAGTAGCGGCAATCGCCTTCTGATATTCCTCATCAAGTTGAGCTCGCTTTGCGTCTGCAATCGCGGCCTGACTGGAGCTCAGATGTCTTCGCGTCCGATTCTTTGACCAGACAAACGACAGGGCATCTGATGCCGATCCATTGAACTCGATCGTCTTCGGCTTTACTTGAGCGATTGCACAGGCTGCACTGCGGTTTCGACCGTCAAGAACTTTGCCGTCGAACATGACGACAGGTTCTCGGAGTCCATGCTTTGCGATGTCGTCTGCCAAAGACTGGAGCTCGTCATCTGGCATCATCGGGAAAATGCAAGCTGCTGGATGCCATGCGAGATTCGCAGGCGCTTCGCCATTTTGGCGCGTGCCCATGCAACACCGTTAAATCGCCTTCCATGCGAAAGGCAGATTCCATCTGCGTCACATCTCCGACCGCAATCAATGCGTGACGGAAGGACCAAGACGGCCCAGTGACAAAGTCTGATTGAATGGATTTCCGATTCGTTCTCACGCGAATCGGCTATCCGTAAACTCAACACGGCGGCACTGTAGAGAGGTCTCTACAGACTGTCAACACCACTACGCAGATTTTTTTTGCAGTTTTTTCTGCCAGTCTCTTTTTCGCTCTCGCAGTGTCTCAAGGTCTTCATCGGTTAACCTGTAAACATGCTGCGAAAACTCAGGGAATTCGTACTTCTTTCCGATCAATCCACGCTGGCAAAGACGTGACACGATCGCACGCGAAAGCCTTACCTCATTCGCGGCCTCTTTGACCGAGTATGTTTTTTCTTCTGTCATGATCATGCTCCGAAGTGTAGCGTGTCTCTATAGTAACGCAAGAAAAAAGCCCGAGGGGTGAGAAGCTCAGGCTGACCAGACTTTGTCGATCAATCAGCCGTCGCACCCTCGGGTCATTGCGCAAGACAGGAGTTGAACCTGCACGAGTTTTACCTCACTAGCTCCTGAAATAGGGGCGACGATCCCCCCTGGAGAGGACCGCGCTAGCCATCCACAATGGGGAAACACCCCGCAAAAAACGCTGTTTTTACTTAATCCATACGACCGATCTTAGGGTGTCGCAATGCCCTCGCCCGCCTGCCAGTGAATGGATTCACATCACTGGAACGTCCATTATGAACATCGTTGAACATGCCGCCGAATACTGCGACCGAAAGAGCATCGCAAAAACACCGCTGAGCAACTGCCGGAGATTTGCCAAAGTCGTGCAGAATCTCGAATGCTCGACCATCACGCAGGCCCACGTCGAAACGTTTGTCAGTGCAGCCAGATTGCAGCAGATCCCAGAGGCATCGATTCGTGGCGTCGTCAAGGATGTCCGCACGATCGTCCTCGACGCAGGCGGACCGGAGCTGCTCAACACGGTGAAAAAGCCAAAGCCCGATCCGAAGCCTTGCGATATTGCTGACCTCGATACCTGCTGGCCGTGGCTCGCGCCGTGGAGCTGCCAACTGGTTGTCCTGATGTATTGGTCCTGTGCCAGGCTGGAGGACTGCTTGAAGCTCCAACTGGCCTCCGACGCTGCTGTCAGGTCGATCAGTTGGGAAGCTCAAAAGACTGGCCACCGTCACCGCATCCCAGTTCCGCCGTGGCTCCGCAAATGGCTCGAACCCGTAAGGCTACCTTACAAGTTGAGCAACGATCACGCGCAGGTCATCGTCCGGGGCGAACTTGACCGAGTCTGCACAATCGCAAAGATCCCGCGAATCTTGCCGAGTCAGATCCGGGACCGAGGCATCACCGAATGGTCGAAGGTGTCATCTGATGCCGGGGCACTTTTGCACGGGCATGGACTGGGAACACGGGACCATTACGTGCCGGCTTTGGAAATCCTGACCGCCGCAATGGACCGCGTGAGAGTTCCGCAATCGTTCGGGGCTGCTCAATCGTCCGAAGACAGCCTTCTGTCGGCCTATCGCCGTCTCGATCCGTCTGCACAGGGGCTGATCAGCATGACGGCAGAACGGCTCGCGGCGGGGTGACCGCGCATAAAAAAGGCCGTTCATTTCTGAGCGGCCCTTTTGTGCCTTTTAGCGGTCGACTGACTTCCTCTCTGACTGTAGGGAAGTCCAACAGCCGGTTTTTATCTCTGTGTCCGGTCACACTCGCGTCTGGTTTGTGTCGTTCGCGTCGACAGAGGTACTCTATTGGCCTACGTGTCGCAGTGCAATACGCACTTAATGGCTTCTGTGAGCGATTTCGGAAAGTCGTGTTTTCCCTAGTCAATTGACATTTTGCCCGACCGTGACAATCCTGTTGACCATGAACCCGCTCCGCCGAATCGCCCGTGATCTGAAAGCCTGCATTTTCGCAGGCCCGATTCTGCTGCTGATGTGGTTTGCCAGAGGGTGTGTGTGATGGCTGGGCTTTGCGCGTTTTTGTTTCCCGGCCTCGGACATCTGATCTTAGGTAAGCCCGGCCAAGCTTTGCTGTGGTGCGTTGGCATCTTTACCGGCTATCTAATGTTCATTCTGCCGGGAATCTTTCTGCACATTGGCTCGATCGTCCATGCTGCTACGCTTGAGCGAAAACAAATTGCCACCAACATGACAAGAGCAATTAGAGAGGCTCAGCAGCCACGCAGGCCAGACACTTGGCAGCAGCCAGAGAACTGGAAGCCACGAAGATAAAACGCAGTGAGCCGCACCCGATCGGATGCGGCCCTTCCCAGACTGCGTTGGTCCGGTTCATGACGCCGGGGCCGTAACTATGATTTCACTGCCACCGCGTAAGTGTCTCGCCAGTGTTCATTGCCGCTGACTTCGATCTGCACAAACCCGGCGTAATGCAGTTCCTCGGCCAGCTCATCCTGGCTGATGTTTCCGTAATGTTCGTCGACCTGCAATGCCCCACCGTCGAATGCTGAGTGCGGATCTCTGCCGGGACCGCCGCATGTGATCAGGATTTTTCCGCCGGGCTTCAACCAGCTTGCGGAATGGAAAATCAGCGAGTCCCATGTCATGCAGTGCTCAAGCACCTCGCAGCAGATCACGAAATCAACCAACTGCGGCGGAACGTATTCCATCGCGTCACACACAACGTCGACCGCTGGGCCTGCGATCAGATCAAGGCCGATCCATGTGGCTCCGGGAAAGTGTGCCCTAGCACTGCCGTTGATGTCCCTACTGCCAATTTCGATTACGGTCAGGGCGTCGTGGGTGGAATGCTTCGCTAGGAATTCAAATGCGCCAGGGTGCATAGTTCACTTCCCAAAGTTTGCGGATGTCGATCCAGAGCAGTCCCCGTGATCCCACGCGAACAGAGCCAGCGTTTTTCTGTATGCTGAATCATCGGCCACTCGGGTGACCTCATGCCACTGGCCTGCCGTTTCAAATACTATCGCCGTCCCAATCTCTGGGGCGAACTTCCCGATTCCTTCAAGGATCAGGTTCCCGCCAAATGTTTCGCCCAGTGACATCACAATCGAGTGAGTCCGCCGCCATCCCCGGATTGGGTGACACTCAGCATCGAGATGTCTTCCAAGGAATCCGCCTGGCGGCATCATGTGCATTCCGGCCGCGTGCAAATCGTAGTCGATAAATGACTCCCCGATGTGCGGAACGACAGCCAGAGCCAACGCATCGAGTGCCGCAACGCAGGCTGGTGGAATTCGGCTGCGGTCCATGCTGCCAAACTTGTTCGCGGTGGCTCCGTTGTAGCGATGCCAATAGGGCCACGATGGATCGGGCCACGCCGCTTCAGCAGCGAGGCACAACGACCGAGGAATTGCGTTCTTGATGATCTCAACGCCCACTGCGAGCCTCCTGATACTTTTGCCACTCTGGCCATACTGTTTCGCTCCAATATGGCTGGTCATACATTCTTCGGCTGTCATTCAGAAACAGACAGGCAGTTTCGCGGGGATCGCACATCTTGCCTGGCCAGCTTTCAGTTCCTGCGAACCACTGATCGACCTGACGCCAGTTTCTTTTTCCGATCTCGGCTAGTCGCCACCAGAAGAATGTTCCTGAGAATGCCCAGTCGTGCCATTTTCCGAGCAATCCAAATTCCTTAAATGATCCCGCCATCAGCGACGTTCGGAGTGCATTGTAAACCGATGCCCAATCGTCCAAGCAGGATTGGTACATTAAATCCGTCCAGTCGCGAGTATGCTTCGGGTCTTCGTATTTCTGCCCTTTTGCATGTCCAGAAAACACGACTTCATTTGCACCGGCTGACTCTGGCTTCAGGAGATTCAGCATCGGAATCCACGTAACGACTTCGCGAAGTTTCGGCACGTTCGGCTTGATCACCTGATGATCGAAATTCATGCCGAGCGATTCAGCAAACGTGAGCACCTCATCGGCTGGCCGTGAGTCCTTATCGTGTACCACTCCGATAATTCGCGTGCCGTTAAATATCTTCCATCGTTTTGCCAGTTGCTCCAGATTCCATTGCCAAGAGTCGCCTCGATTTGACGCCCATACGTGATAGGTCAGATGCCGAATCGACGAAACAAATGGCCCGTGCTCGATGCGAGGCCCATCGGCCTCTGATCTCCAGCCCGCGTAAGGCTTGCGGCCTTTGCTTGTGACTCGATGGCTTCGTGTTGGCCTCGGAGTCGGACACGTCGTTGTCGCACTCGCCAGAACACTGGATACGATTTCCCCAATCCTCTTTCGCTGTCCGTCCTTATCGCCGTGCGTTGCTCGCCAATGTTGCGGCCATTCAATTTCGGCATACAGTTTCTGGACGATTGCGGCATGATCGTGATTAGGCTTTCCGTTAAGCCCCATCAAGTAGTTGCGGCACGTTCCGCAGTTTACTCGATTGCCAATCTCCGCTTCGACCGCCGTCAACATCAGCGTGCCCGCGTTTGAGCAGTCTCGACACGGTCTTTTCGCGGCTGAACACGACCGCCGTTTCAGTCCGACCGGATCTCCGTCGAACGTTTTGACGAACTGCCCGTCTTCGCGTAATCGTTTAGTGACCAGAGGCATCGAAGTCCCTCTTTACTCGGTCCATTTCTTCGAGTCGATTCGACCAATCACGTTCTTCATACTGTCGCAATGTGATCGGAATATGCGACAACAATGACGCGATGAACTCGACCAGCAAAATCAAAAAGATTTCCTTCATGTCAGCATCCTCCGTAGGTTGCCTCTTGCGTTGGATTGCGAAGTGTGAAATCGTAATAGGCTGAACCCAGCAGCATGTTGTGAATTGTGATGTAAATCAGATGCGATGTTGCGGCATTGCCCGGCGTTTCGTTTTTACAGCACAAAGAATACTCGTAGCTAATATGCCTTAAAGGTGATCCAGAGGAGTGGTACACTACGCCATAGTATTCGTACTTCTGAACAATCGTGTCGTCTCTGAATGGATTCGTCGCGTCCGATGCTTTTTTTACAATTACGATGTATTTTGCGTTATCCGGATTGAGGCAACTCGGAAGCAGCGGAAATATTAGGTCAGTCACCGAGCAAGCAAATACGCAGTCCTCTGGATTCCATGCACGTTCGGCAAGTGGAACCAATGTGCCGCCGGACCCAATCGCTCCGCCAATTGGAGACAAATTACACGCAGTCCCACCAGAGACGACTGTTCCGAGCATGGTTGCGTCAAAGTCAGCGCGACATTCGCATTCAAAAGGCCCGATTTCCTCGCAACTACACTGCTTACACGCCACGCTGATAATCGTGCCATCATAGAGCGTCACGCTTGCCGACATATCGGCACAACCCGTGACAAAGACCGGATCTTGTTCTTCGCCGTTGACGGTCAGTGTGACGATGCACTCGCCAGTGTACTCGTCGCGGCCGAGGGCAACCGACAGCTCGTAGTACCCGACAGTGCCCTCCCAAACAGGGGCGTCGCACGGATACGACACGTCGCAGATTTCGCCTTCTCCGACTATGATACCTACGTCGGTAATCGTCACGCATAGACAATCACACGAACACCGGCACGTTCCGCAAAAGAAATCTCGGCAACCCGTGTCCGGATTGTCGATAAGTGCCAGTTCGCGTGGTTCGTGCTTGCTCCATCGCAGCGTCCCTTCGAGGTATGCCGTTGACACTGCAACTTCGCCGGATGGATTGCGGCAGCTGGCTCCCTCGTAGCATGTCGCGCGGTAAACTTCCTCGTCGTCGAGAGTGACAATGTACTCACATTCGCCTGATTCGTAATTCCGTTCCCAGTACGAGACAAACGCAACGCCGCCGACTGTGCCTGTCCATGATGAGCCTGCGAAGACTGCTGAGCCGTAGGCGATCGCTTCGCCGTAGACTTCCCATTCTAGGCATAGGCGGCAAACGGTGGCTCCACAGCAACCATCTGTCGGAGCGTTATCGCACGCCTCAATCGTGAACTCGGCACATGGCTTCAAGCGTGTTGGCGATGCTTTGCGGAGATAACGCGGAGGCATTATTCACACTCCGGCTGGGCACAAAGGTCGTCGATGATCCAACGAGGTTCGCAATATCCCGTCAGTGGATAGTGGTACGTTGCTCGCCCTGTCGTTCCAATTAAGTCCTGCGGGGTCAATCCGCTCAGGTAATTGCAGATGTCATAGACATAATACTCGCCGCCGTACTCCGACCCCGGTGGGGTTCCTGTGCAGCTCTGGTTGTAGTAGGTGGCCGTGACAACGAGCGCAGTCTCTGCGACGTAATCGGTTTCGGGGCAAAGGACATCAGTGATCGTGAACCAGATCGTGTGACCGCCGCCGGAACCACCAGTTGGCAAAGCAACCCATTCGCCTTCGATCCACGCTGCCCGAACCTCATCGCCCGCCGACTTCGCTTCCGCGGATTCAAAACGCTGCTTAATGTTTTCATTGCGGCCAGAATCAATGAGGTTCCCGTTTTGGTCTTTGAACCAAACAGACATGACCGCTTCGCCGGGAGCTGTGCTAAAATCTGTTGCTGCTGGCAAATCGTCATCCAGTTTGCCAATAATCTCTAGCGGTGTCTTTACTCCGAAAGTGGCGTTCGATGCCTGCTGCTTATGCCAAAGCAGCCTAGCTATCGCATCCGCCAATTCATTCAACCGCGCGGCACTGAGTCGTTCTCCTCGCTGGAAGTCTGGTACATGCGGCTGAAAGTTGTTAGGCATTACGCGAATATTCTATTTAAGTCAGTCACGGGAAACGTCATCGCGCCACCCGATGCCGGAATGTCATAGTTGCCAATATCGTCTCTCCACTGCCAGTTCCATCCATACACTGTGAGCCCAGTGTTTCCATAAGCAGGGTTGCCGGTACTGCTCCACGATCTCTGCGCTTTTTCTAAGAATGTTAAGGTTAGCTTCCACGTCGTTTGCCCCGACGTGCTTAATGATATCGATGCTGACTTTTCAGCAAAAAGCAATGTCCCTGTTTCCATCCATGTCTTTGTTATTGGTACGTAAAACGGAACACTATTGACGCAATTAATGCACTCCGAAAGAACTCTCCACGGAGGATCAACCACCTGCGACCACGTCACCACATGCCGAGTAGTTGTTGTGCCATATGCTGCGTTGACGTCGGCAGGCAAGGATTCTGCGTCCGACAACCACACTAACCCGCGACTCGGCACGGTGACAAATTCGCCTTGTTCCTGCATTTCATAGGTTATTAGCGTGCCGTTTTCTGTTGGAACCATCGGCTTGTATCCGATGGTAATCTTCGCTTCGCCTGCGTGCGTCAAAGCCTGCGATTGCGGATCCCAGATCGTGGCATTCCGAGGGTTTGGCGCAATCTTGTCGATGCTGAATGTGTCGGCAAACACTCCGGGAAATCCAGGACCGTAAACCATTGGCAAACCAAGTGGGCCGCCAGTGAAAATCCCATTAACAAACGCCCAGCGATCATCAAACGCCGTGACAAAAATTCGCGTAAACTGAAAGTCACCGTCGCGATTGCCGGTCTCGATCGGGCTTTCTTCATGTTCGACGAATGGGACTGTGATCGGCATTATGCAAGCCCCATGTCAAGGTTCTGAACAGCCTGCAATTGTTGCTGCTGAATATTCAGTTGCTGCTGTTGCACGCTCAGCGATGACTGTGCTACATTCAACTGTTTGTTTAACGTCGATTCACGGAGCGAAGCAAACAACGCTTCTGCTGAAAATGTTTTGGACTGTCCCGCTTCTGCCATTTGCGTGGCGAATTGCTTTGGAAGTCTTTTGTTAGGGTCAACGCTGGTCTCATCTTTGCCTTTCGGCTTGTTGGCTTCCTGCTCTGCTGCGATCTGATCTGCTTTGATTTTTCGTGCTGTCGCAAGTTCCTCATCAATCTTTTCCATCAGCGAAGAACCGCGACCGCTTTTCAGTTCCGGCATTTGAAACTCATCCAGAGGCACGGTGAATTCTGTGACCTCCTGCCCTAGCAACATTTGTTTCATTGCTCGCATTCTGGCCCCGAGATTGTCGACCATCTTGCCAGAGTTTGCCTGAATCCAATCGAAGGCTGCTTTGGCAATACTCACGATGTCGTCAAAGGCATCGCGGAACCTGTCGGCAATGTGAACCGCAGTCACTCCGACAATGACGCCGACGCCTTCGAACTTTTCCTGCGTTTCAGTGAACCAATCGCGAACAGATGTCTGCAACTTGTTGAACGTCGATGGCATTTCGTCGGTTTGGTCGAAGAACTTGCGAGCCCATTCCAACAGTTTGTTGGCCTCTGGTAAAAGTGTGGTACCCATTGCAATTGCCAGCATTTCGACTTCGCTTTTCAGCTTTGCGTACTGGCCCGCGGTCGTCTGGCTCATGCGGTCGTTCATTCCCGCGAAGCGACCTCCGGCAGACGTTGCATCGATAAACGCTTGCTTGACTTCGGCTACTGAGATATTGCCGTCCTCCATTCGTTTCTTGAGGACCGCCATGGATTCGCCGGTTCGCTTGCTGATTTCCTGCAAAGGGTTGAAACCAGCGTTGATCATCTGGTTCAGGTCTTGCCCCATTAGTCGACCCGCTCCAGACATTTGCCCGAACGCTCGCGTCATTCCCTCCAGCTTTTGCGCGTCACCGGCAGCGATGTCTGTAATTTGTGACAGGATCGGAACGACTTCCTCTCCGGCAACTCCAAAGTTTAGCATCATCTTGGCTGAGTCGGACAGCTCCCGCATTCCGAACACGGTTTTCATGTCGAGCGCTCGCATCGCCTCAATCATGTCTTTTGACTTTTCGGCGGATCCCAGAAGCACTTCAAAAGCGATCGCAGTCTGCTCCGCTCCGGCCGCTAGCGACATCATGCCGCCCACGGCAGCACCTGCGCCTAGCCCCGCAAGCGTTGACCCCATACCGCCAATGTTCAAGCGAACGCTTTGCAGTTTGTTTATCAAACCACTAGCCGCTGTTGTCGTGCGGTCGAGAGCCTTGCCAGCCATTCCCGCCTTCGTCTGGACCTGCGCAAGTCCATCAGCAGAAAAAATAACTTGTGCTTCTTGAACTGTTATCGCCATCAGCCTGGCCTCTTTTCAAAGATGTCTTCCGGGCACCATGCCCCGGCTGCGACCAGCACCTGATACATTGTCATGCGTCCGATTTCCTCGAACGTCCAGCCATACTTTTCGGCAACATTGCGAAACACCGTAGCCCACGGAATCGTCCGTCTCGTTACTGGCCCGACGCCGCCGCTACTGTCGGGCCATTTGAGTTTCCCACTTCGGTCTTTTCTTCAATCGCGTGGATGGCATTGACAATGCCGTTAATGTCGCCAAACCAATCAATGAAATCCGCCCCGAGCTGAATGCCTTGTTCTGCAGGCAAATCCTGCGGGAACTCTGCCGCATGATTCTTTCCCATCGCTCGCCAGATCGACCACGATAGGCCACGCATTGACCTATCGAACCGATCTTCATCAACCATCGTGGCAATCAGAGGACGCGCCACTGTATCCGCCGCGATCTTCATTGCCATTTGCTGAACTGAACGGTCTTTAATGGATTCGATACCCGCGTAAGGATTTCCAACGCGGGCAAGAATCGCTTCCTCTTTTTTTGCGTAGTCAGCGAGCGACCGTATTTCGAGCCTGTAGGTCTTGCCGTCTTTGCTGAGTTCTGCAGTCCGCCGACCGCAAAGATTGAACAATCCATCCGCCATGGATTACTCCTGATTAGTTGAGAGTGAAAGCACCGGCACCTGTTGGAATGCCTTGGAAGTCGAAGGCGAAATCACACGCTACTGGTTCCCCAGAATCAGCATCGAACGTGATGTCACCGACATCGGTGACGATGATCGTCCCGGTGATTGTGTCGCTGGATGCCGTGCCATGACACACAACGCTGTATTCGGTGCCGATCTTCATCGCCATCGTTGCCCCAGCATGAATGAACAGTGTCGCCGTGCCCGACCAGTCTTTGACGCCAATCGTTGTTTTGCGACCGCCGGCTGTCGAGTTGCTGGCGTATCGGCCTTTGGCTGCCGTGCCTTTCACTGTCCATTTTGTCGTGTGGTCGATTGCCGTTCCGGAAATTTTGAACGTCATTTCATTGCCGGTGAGCGGTGTGCCTGCTGGCATTTGCGTGATTCCTTATTGATGCAAGAAAAGAAACAAGACAGCAGTCAAATTATTTCGCTGTTTCGCTGGCGTTAATTTGCAGCCGCAGATTCGATGTTGAGGTGGCAATTCCAAGCACTGTGACAAAGTCGCCTGACGCCAAATCAGCATAAGGGGCGATTCCACCAGCGGTCGTGCTGACGCAAACCACGTCGCCAGTTGTGAATGCCGTGTTGAATGTCAAGTTGCCGCTTGTGGCGTATTTCAACGGCTGCCCGTTTGCCGCGCCATGCAATGCGACTCCGGCCGCTACGCTCGTGGCTGATACGTCCGCGTCACATGCCTTGAGTTTGCTGCTGTCGGCAGTGTCGATGTAAACGGCCATGCCAGCCGTAATTGTTCCGCCAGCAATTCCCTCGCTGATTGCTGTGTTTGCTGTCTTCACAACACTTGCAGCGGTTACTGAATAATCGGCCATTATCTAGACTCCATTGTGATGAATTTCGAAACTTACAGTGCTGTCCCATATTCCAGTGGACTCATCCTGTTCAGATGAAATCCCACCGGAACGACTGAACGTAATTACTGACTCTGATCCTGCAAATGTCCCGCTGTCCCAAAGGGTTTCACATCGCTGAGCAACTGCTTTTCCCCGGTCATAGTCGATTGACAGCACCGACACCTTGACTTGACTTTTCCATCCTCGCCCGCTGTTTGTTCTCCAGTGCGGCTCAGTGGCGACCTGCAATACAACGCAGTCATCAAAATGGCCGTCCTGATCATTATCAGCGTCGATCGTTTCGTTCGTTTGGGTAATCTCAGTGCTGACTCGATTGGCAGGAATTAGCGAGATCAACCCCGCCGTGTTCCGCCATCGTTCGATCAAACATTGATCCAGCCCAGTACTCACTTGACGACCGCTTTCTTCTTGCCGCCTTTGTTGGCCTGCTTGAGTTCACTTCCAATAACTTTGCCAAATGCCTCTTTGTTGTCTTCGACTGCAGGTTTCAGAAATGGCCTTCCTTTGCCGTCCTTTCGAAACTCCCACATCGCCATATATCCAGCGATTTTTTTGTCGACATAAACGCGGCTTTCCAGCTTCTTGCCCTTGAGCCTTAACTGAGCCTTGATTGCCGACCTGCCTTTGCCCGTCCTCATCTTTGGCGGCTCGCCCGGCTTGCTTGCCCCTGGATCTGCATTTGATGTCCTGACTCGAGCGCCAGTGATGTCAACAGTGCCATCGAGATCAAACTGAGTTCTTGCTCTCTCCTGTGCTCTCAATGCCCTGCGTTGATCTCTGGCCTGTATCTTTCTTTCGCGTTCCCGAAGTCTTGCCGCCTTTTTGCGAGCCTTAAAAAACCGCGTTGTGTTTTTCGATGCGGCCCTCAGTGTCTTCTTTGCAAATCGTTTCGCTTTGCGTGTTTGCCCTGGTAACTTCTTCAACCGTCGCCGTGCCTCTCGTAACCTTCGCTTTCCAATTCGCTTGAGTACCTTTGATGTTTTCTTGGCTTGCCGATTCGCCTTTTTTGCTCGTCTTGTGACCGCCTTGGAAAGCGAGTTCGACTTAAAAAACCTCGCAGCTCGCCTCTTGCTTTTGTTGACCCTCTTGCTGACTACCTTGATTCTTTTTGCAACGTTTTTTTTCGCAGCTTTCACCCGCTTACGGCCTGCCTTGGAAGTTGCCGAGAGCAGCTTTCCAGCACGGTATCGGAGCGTTTTAGGTTTGCGTCTGGCCATCTTGTTGTGTTGCCGTTCTTCTTACCCCCGGCCGTCTCACGTATCGCCTGCTGACTGACTGCTGAGAAATAGTCTTCAACTTCAATGCGGCTGCTTCCAATGCGTCCGCCGTTTCCTTCTGCAGCTCTCTCATCATTTGAACCGTTCTGTCGATTCGTTTGATGCTCATACGTCGGACCTCGAACAAATCAAATATGGCAGCTCATCGCGGTTGAATCCCTTTTCGAGTCGATCCACCCGAAACGATCTGCCATTGGAATCTGTCAAAGTGAGATCCGTATCTAGTTCTGGAACTTCCTCAACAACGCAATACCACTCACCCTGCATGGTTCGTCGTCTGTTATCCACGTCGATTTCTGCCGAAGACTGAAACCACTGGCACCGATATGACGCGGCCACCTCGGAAGGAATTGAAGCGTCTGCCCCGCTTGCTCGCTTGTACTTCGGCCGACGAACAGCTTTTATTGTGTCCGTCAGTTGCAGGTGGCAATGAGACCGCTGCAAAGCTGTCTCCGCCGGATCCGTGTAAAGAACTCGCCATGTGCTGGTGACGTTGCCACGCTTAACGCGAAACAAATCACCTTGGCGCGTCGCTGTGCCCTTTTGAACTGTCCAGACGAATGCCCGCCTGATTGTTTGCAGGTCCTGCTGCTCGATCAGGCGAACAGTTCTATTGAGTCCCGAGCTTTGGCCGTAAGGCGTCCACAATGCCTGTTCACCGAGTTCATCGGTGTTGAGGATCGCACACGCATCGACGGCCATTTGCTCGCGAAGATTCATTCAGTTGCGTCCACCAGTTTGAGAAATCCCATTCCGATGTGCCCTTCGATTGCTGCTTTCAAGTTGCACTTGATCGCTTCTGGCGTCTCAATGTTAATCTTGACCGGCTTGTCGCCAATCTCGATTCGACCACCATTTGGCTTGTCTTTCGGAGCAATCCGAAAACCAAACACTTTGCCGGTTGCCTTCGGTCCTTTTGAAACCGTGATCGTCTTTGTTTTTTCCGCTGCTGCCATCACTGAGCCTCATTCCGCCGCCACAAAATGCCCTGTGATTATGGCGGATAACCACAGAGCCACCGGAAGACACGGCTTCCGGTGTTTCTCATCCACAGCCGCCGATTAGGTGAAGGTGTGCAGAACCGCTTTCCACCATGCCAAGTAACCGAGGTTATAACGCGCCTCAGTCATGAACTTCACGTCCTTCGTTTCACTGTCGTCAAGCCCTTTCATTTGTCGTGAAAGCGGCTCGCGAGCCTGAAACACGAATGGCTTCAATGGGCCATCCAGATTGAACAGGTAAAACTTGCTCGTGTCGGTCAGGTAAGCACTGGACATGATCTGCGGAGCGTCAACAACGACGTTTGTACCGCCGGTGCTTACCAGAGGTGCCAGCAACGCTTCTTTGAAGATTGCTTCGAAGTCGACATTGCACAGCAGAAGCAGATTGCTCAGCCCCATGCTGATTGGTCGATTCAGCAGCTTGCCCTGATCGTTCTTGAACTTCATCATTGCGTTTCGAGCGGCGTTGAATGCCGCCTTTGCTTCCGCCACTGTCGGCGTTGTGCCGGTTGCTGCCGCGCTGGTCAAGTCATTGCTCTGCGTGCCAGAGTCGCCCCAACTGTGGTCAGTGTCAAAGAAGAACTGACCATCGAAACAATCTGTCGATTCACCATTGACGAGCGTCGTGAAGAACAACTCGTCAGGGTGATAACTGGCCTCAACCGCCAGATCCTCCATGAGCGGCCCGTACATGTTCATGCGGTCGTCCGCGATGTCAGTCTTCTTAATCTTGAGGGAGTTTTCCCAGTGCTTGTTTGCAATGGTAAATGTTCCCGCTCGCAGTTCGTGAAACTGTCGATCGCCCAACCACTCACGGACGCCGGGATGATTCCCGAGCATACCGTAGGCTTCATCCGCACCGTCGCTTGGGACGATTGTTGAAACCTGCGGATAGAATGGAGTCGCAGTGCCGATTCGGTTGTCGAATTTCTGCGTCAAAGTCCGCAGCGTGACTGTTGCTTTTGCTGTATCGAGAGGCATCGGAAGGTTTCCTTAAAACCCTCCATCGCGGTGAAATCACACTGGGAAAAATCAAACTCGTTGCGGGTAAGCCGGGACGCTTGCAAACGTGCACCGGCCTCCCGCGACGGAGACACAAAAGAACTACTTCAAGCGTGCCTCAAGGTCGAGAACACGACGCTGAAGGTTCTGAATCACGTAGAGCACGGTGATCGCTTCCGCCGCATTCGAAAATCCGAAAGGACTGGAGTTCGTCACCGCCGCAATCGCATAATCGGGCGTTCCGGCCGCATCTGCAGGCGTGATAGTCGTCAGCGGAGCAACTTCCAACGCACCAACGCCATTTGGCTGGATGGCAATAATCGCCTTCGTTGTGCTGATAAATCGCACAACACGCCCGATTCGGACAGACGTTGCGCCAAGAGCGACCACGACGGCGTAGTTGTCATCGCCATACGCTGGCATTCCAACGTCAGTGATTGAGTTGAATGTGCCAGTCAACTCGAAGTCGCCTTCTGTGTAGACTTCGACTTCAATGGCACCGTCTGCACCGCCAGTGTTATTGGCTTCCGCGACCGCGATTCCGACAAAGGCGTTGACGCCAGTCGCCGTTACATCGCAGGCATATCCAGCCGCATTGACATAGACCAGCGTTCCCTGGTAGATCCGCGTGTTTTCCTCGACAGGGTAGCTCCGTCGATCGCCTTCCTGAACTTTGATAACCTGATTGGCTGTTACAGCCATGGTATTCGCTCCTCAAACAGTGATTGAAAAAGAATCGCCCTTTCGGAGCGTGACTAACCTGCAGCGTTCATTGGGGCTTTGAGAACGTCAAGACCCTCGTCAACTCGACGCATTGCAACAAACTGATCGACGGTCATGCTTTTAGCGTAACGAGGCTCGGCCGCAAATTCCGCCTTGTATTTGGCGTTTGGATCGGCGGGAGCTTCTGGCACGTTGCTGAGTGCAGGGTTTTTCTTTGCGACGATGTCACGCAAAGCTGCCTGCGTTTCTTCAACGCTGAAATTGTTGTCCACAAACAGGTTGAACTTGTCAGGAACTCCCGCAAGGTCAACCAGCGCCCGAATCTTTTTGCAGCGTGCTCGTTCGTCGGCTGCGAAGTCCGTTGACAAGTCAGGCCTTGCTGCTGTCTCTTCAACTGGCGTCTCAGTCGTGGTCGTTTCTTCGACCGGTGTTTCTTCTGGCTTCTCAACTTGTGTTTCGTCGGCCATTACAGGCTCCCTGTTTGATAGATAGCGGTCAAGGAAACTGTTGATACGACCCCTGACCACTTCGGGTTCCGCATCGCCAAAATACGTGGAAAGCAATACTGTCGCCTGCGCTGGCAGGTTTCGCAGATCCGGCGTAGTCAAGTCGAACATTCCACCGCGTGTTGCGGCTGGCTCGTCAACGATGTCTCCGGCCCGGATGTCAGAAAATCGCATTGGCCACTTTTCGCCCGTCTTTTTCTTGTCGAACTCTTCGAGGCTTGCATAATCCAGCCGAGTCGCCAGCGATACGCCAAACGCTTCAGGATCGCTTTCAGCCAAGTCCATGACATAGGTGCCAAGGTCGCCTTGTGGGCTCTTAAAAGCAGCGTCTGCCAAGTGCAGGTCGCCACGTAGCGTTCCGCCGTCGACGCGAACGTTCTTCCACCGACCGAGATAACTGCCCATGCCATCGCTGGACATGTTTGGATGAGTGAATCGAGCCTTCGCACCGTTGTTGCCTTTGCTCATCATCTTTTGAGCTTGTGCCAACGATTCTGCATCCACGGTCCACGGCCTCGCATCGCCGTTGTTCAGGTCGCCAACCTGCATCAGATTGGCCCCGAACACGATGTTAGCTTTTCGATCGACCTTTGATGGCAACTCGGCCTGACGTGTTGTTCTGAACAATGCTGGATCTGCTATAGTGTCAAGCTGTGGCATTCTGCACCCCCCGAACTGCTTTTGCCGATGCCGATGGCTTGCCGACTGGTGCAGGCATCGCGTTTGGATCTGGTAGCCCTAACGCTTGCCGCGCGTTCATGATTCTGGCCTCTGACTTCATCTTGGCCATCGCTTCGCGTTCTCGCTGAGCCAACGTCTCGTCGAAGTCTCTGCCTCTTGCAGCAAGGGATTCTGTTTCCGTCTGCAGTCCGCCAGCGATGGCCGCCAGGTCTGCGGTGACTTCTTTTTCAGGATCAACCCACGGCCAACCTGGGGGAATCCATGCGTGTTGCAGGAAGTGGTCACGATTTTCCTCGTACTTGACGGGATCAATCTTGATTGCGCCTTCGAATACGCATTGATCGATAAAACGATGCCAAACCGGCTCCAATGTTCGCTCAATCAGGCATTGCTGCCACACCTTGAACGTAATGCGGCCATCGATCAGGGCGAGTCGTCCGCCGCTGAAGTTGTTCGTAAACTGCTTTGCAAGGAGTTCATAAGGGTAACGAATTGCAGCCGCAACGCCGTGCAAAGCCCACTCAACATACGGCGCGAGCGTCGTTCCCGGTCTTGCTGGATCAGAGAACGCCACGCCTTCTCCGTCAGCGAGATATTGAATAGTTCCGGGGGACAAGTCTTCGAGATTGCTTCTCGATCGACCTTGCTCAGCAAGGACCATCGGATCAGTTACGCCAGTGATAAAAGCCGAATGACAGGCTGCGACCTGTTCAGCTACGAGGTTTGCGTAAACGAAGTCCTTCAGGTCTTTCAGCCGCCCCATTGCAGGAGACAGCCACGGAACTCCGCGAAGTTGCCCTGGGAAAAGTTCCTCGTATGAATGCAGGATCTGCGTTCCAAGGTCTTTTTCGTCTTCGCCCTGATCGTAGGCTTCGGAGTCGTTTGGATGCGATTTCCGCACGTAGGCAGAGACTGGGAATCCCTGCTGATCGAGACGCAAACCGAGTCGCCTTCGCTGTCCCGGCTTTATGGACCCGTAGCCCACAACTGGAATTCGCTGCGGCGCTATCACCTGCACAGTGAGCGTGACGGGCTTTAGCGGATTATCATCATCTGCCAGTTCAAGCCAATTCTCGCCAAACAGCCCGTTGCATCGCTCAAGCTGTCGTTGCTTGGAATAGAATTTCTCGATCTTTGCCCATCGAGAAAACAGCCATTCCGCCATCACATTAAATTCTTCAGCCTGTGCTGGCGTCAGAATTCCACGTTCTGGCTGAACTCGCGATTGCGGGCGAATCCCTGTGCCGACGACGTTGTCAACGCGGCCATTGATTGCGGACGATGCGTAGCAGTCGTTTCGGTACAGGTCCAAAGATCGGTCGATTAGCGTTTCTAACTCAGTCGACAACTGATCGTTGCTGCTCAACTTGCTGGCGAGCCACTTTTCGCCGCGAAGACGATCGTTTTCTGCACCTTCGTAAGCTGAAAATCGCTCCGCAACCCGCTCAGCCATTGCCATGCGCAAGACGTGGTCGACTCGGCTTTTGACTCGGCGGGATGCTTCTTCCGGATTAATCCGAAAAAGCTTCTTTTCTTCGCGGGTTTGCCGTGCTGCTTCTTTGACCTGTCGAACCAGATCCGACTGTTGTTTTTCCTGCACTTCGTTCATCGTTGGAACCTCACAAGGTTCTTGCGACCAGCGAGGCCAGTTCCAGCCTGTGATCGGAGGTCAGCGATTCGTGCATCAAGCTCAGCGAGCCATGTTGATGTCGGCTCTTTTTGAACAGTTTGGCCGTCGACTGAATACGAAACTACTGGAGATCCAGACGCGAGGGCTGATTCAACCTTGTCGCGAATGTTCTCAAACAGCGTTAAGCGTTCAGATGCTGAGCGTGCCATGCCAGCATGTTGCATTGGCTACGCGATTGGCGGTATGCTGCTCCTCCAGACATCTGGAACCAACATTGGAGAACGCTGTGCAGAGAACTCAAATCATTAGCCGAAAATGCCGCCGATGTCGCAAGAGAACACGGTTCGAACGCCACGTAACGGCAATGGGATGCGGTGATCTGCTGCTAGTGATTGCTACCCTCGGCCTGTGGCTGATTCTGCGGTGGCTGTTTACTCCGGGATATCGCTGTTCTATTTGTGGCGGGAAATAATCAGCCGATCTTTACCACGGTCTGAAACCGATGCCCGCAACCACACGCCCGGTATTGAGTCTTAAACTCGGCACCGCTTTGTGTTCCGTCGACCCTCGCGAATTGTCCGCAGATCGGGCATAGTCCATGCCCTGGCACCTGATGCCACTGGTGATAAACTCGTTTCTGCACATATCCCGGCTCTTTCAGTGGCTTCACTTGCGTTTCCTTACAAAAGGCTCTGCTTTTTTCCCTGAAATCACGCCATTTGTCGGCGTATTCTCTGCCCTTTTCCGTGCCTTTTCTGACTCATATTCCGCTACGCTGATTCCCACCAGCGACATATAACACGCATCGAGCAAGTGATTTCTCGTGAATGTCTGAACCCATTTTCTGACCGTTCCTTTACCAACTTCGAATTGAGTCGTTTCGCGTTCGGCCGTCAGTTGCTTTGCTACTTCAATCCGGCCTTCAACCTTTTCAGACTTCGGCAAGAGCAACGCCGCCGAGCTGTCAGCCGCCACGGTCAACGACTGGTGAACTCTTCGCTTCCAGTGATCTGCGTTGTTCTCCAGTTCCCGGAAACGTTTGTTGCCGCGAGTCAAAATCACATCATGCCAGCCCTCGCCAATCTGGTGCATCTGTCGATTCTTGTTCTGCGGAGCCACGTAGGCAGATCCGGAGTGCTGCTTAAACCCGAAGCCCTTTGCACGCCTCCAAAGCTGATGTTCGTTCAGCCCCTCTCGAATCGTGTCTGTTTCCCATCCGATGTCGATCAACGCGATATCGATTCCGCGAAGTCCTGTCAGCCCCTCGACCTCCCACCCTTTATCGAACTTCTCCTGCAAATATCTGATTGCCTGCTTCAATGCTGTTTTCAGGTCGCTCGCTTCTCTCAAAACAGGCTCAAAACCGTAGTCGATGCAAAGTGGCTGACCATTTGCCCGCTTTGCCGTCACAAACCAATCGAGCTGCTTTTCTCGAACGTCAACTCCAGCCGCGATCGTGACAACATCGGACGGCATTAACCCGCGTTTCCACTGGCTTTGCCGGTGCATTACCGTCCGGAAATCCAATGGTTCAACGTCTTGCTCTTTTGGCTTTGCTGGTAGTGCCCACGTCCATTGAAGGAGTTCCTTTTCTGCGTTGTCCTGATCAACTTCGCGTGCCCCTTTCCATTCATCGGCCCCGACGATCCCGGCCGTTACGAATGTGTTCGTTGCTGCCGAATACCTGAACCCCATTGTCTTCGATGCGACGATCTGGCCCGTGATTGTTCCGTCAGACAGGATCGACTGACCTTTGTGCCTGACCTTGCAGTTCGTCAATTGTTTCAGCCGCACAGCATCATCAAACAGAATTCCGCAGCACGGACAGGCCCACCGACTGTTGAGTTCCGCGACATCCTCAGTCGTTGCATCCTGCCAGCCAATCAAGTTGTCTCGCCCTGGGCACATCCACTCGTCACAAGCGTGGCATTGAATGACGACCTCTCCGGCCGTCCCGTTGCCCCACTCCTGCCAGATGCGGCCCTGCTCAATCGTCACTGTTGATTCAAGATAAATGCGAGCCTGTCCACTGGCACGGTAAGCCCTAACGCGGCCTTCCATCTGCTTGAGCTTTGTCGCTTCGTCTGATGTCCCGCCAACTTGATCAAGGTGGGAAACCTCCGTGACGACCAGAATCGGACCTGTGAAGCCCGCTCGCTTTTCATCGCCTCCGCCAGCCGTGATGAACTTCAAATTGCTACCGTTGCCGAATTGAATTAGCTCCGGCGTTCCACCATTAGATCCGGCACCCTTCCGCGGTAAATACTTCGCAAACTGGCTCGCCTCGATTGCCGGTTTAATGTCCAGTTTCCACTTGTCGTTCGCCATATCCATTGAAGGCAAACCGAACAGTACCGTCTGATTTCTTTCGAACAAATGGTAGAGAATCGGGATAACGACGAATGCCAGCGTTTTGCCTGACTGCTGCGGACCGGTGCAGGCATATCGAAACCAGTTGCCCGAGTCCACTTCGCGAAAAAAAGCTCCATGTGCCGGTTGTCGTGAGATCCTGAAACGCTGCCCCTGAAATGGTCCATCCGGAAGAATAATTTCCTGCTCTGCGAAGTCTGAGATTGACCGATAACGCGCAAAGATTGCGATTCGCTGAAACGCTTCCCGGAGTGCTTTGGCTCCAGGGATCGCGTAATCAGTCCACGTCTGTTTCGATTGTGGAACTATCATGTCCATAAATTCGCTCTAGGTTTGACAGCACCTCGCGATTTGCTTCCTCAATCAACTCCAGCGTGTCGGTATCGCCTTTTCGCTTCACATGCTCCGCAACCCTTCTCAGCGGCCCAAACAATGCTGGTGCCGCATCCTCAAAGTCATTCAGCATGATCACTTGGCCGCGAGTCTGAGCGAGCTTAATTTCTTCCTGTGCTGCCCTCGCTTGCCGGTATCGTTCAAGCCCGTCTGAGTCGTCGCCAGCCAGCAGGCTCTCATCTGTTGGGACTGGGTTTGCCTCTTTTCTGAGATACCACCAAACGCAAACCGCATAAATTTCCGCCAGTCCGTTCTTGTCGAACTCGGGAAACGATGGATCGGGCTTCATTTTGGCGATTGCCTGATGTGACACGCCAAGAATCCGCGACAACTCAGCCTGATTTACTCGCTTTCTGAATGCCATTGATGGTGGTAACCATGTTTCGATGTTTCAAACACAAAAAAATAGGGATAGACAAGTCC